GGTCTACCAAATGACTATAGATGAATACACAAGTCTAACGCGTGAATTAGCGTCAGGCGACGCAGACGAGGCGCGCACTTCTCAGATTCTCGTTAGTCTCACGGATGCGTTTACAGAGTCATCGTCAAATCTCGAAAACGCGCAAAACGAGATAACCAAACTGACAGACAGCAACACTTCGCTCAAACAGGCAAATTATGAATTGTTCTTACGAATAGGTTCCAAGCCCTCGGACCAGCCTGACACATCCGAACAGACACCTAAGACGCCCGAAGATTACACCGCCGAAATCGGCGAGTATAGATAAAAGGAGTTATAATTAAAATGGCAAATGCAACAAGAGCCGTTTCGGTTATGAACGCAGTGAGAGCGGCGGGCTCTCAGAATTATCAGTCGTTCATTCCGGAGGCAACACTTACAAACATTGCAGAGGTCGGCAATCCTATAATTAATTATCAGGCAATCCGAAATGAATTCTGCACGCTTCTCCCTAACATTATTTTTGACACCGTTCTTCACAATAGGGTGTGGAACAACGAATTCGCGTTTCTCCGTAAAGCCCTTCCTATGGGGTCTGACGTAGAGGAAATTGCGGTCAATCCGGCTAAAGCAGAAAAATTCGACCCTGAAAATGATTACCTTACGGGATATTTCGATAAGCCCGATATTAAGGTCGCGTTTCATCGTCTTAACCGTAAAGACCAATTTAAGGCGCGTATTCAGAATAACGAGCTTAAACTTGCGTTCCGTTCATGGGAAGACCTCGACGACCTTATCGCGGGTGTAATTAATTCACTCTATAACGGCGATAACATTGAGGAGTTTGCGCTTCTCAAGAACACTATAAACAGTGCACTCGCAAAGGGCTATGTTTCAACTGTACAGGTTGCAGAGCCGACCGATGAGGCGTCCGCAAAGGCGTTTATGCGTAAGGTTCGTCAGACTTACATTGATTTCAGATTCCCGTCACCGCGCTTTAACCGTTATGCGGAAATATCGGGAACCGGCGAGCCGTATATCACATTCTCTCCCACCGAGGAAACGATGATAATTATTTCATCCGCCGTTTCTTCTATTGTCGATGTGGATGTACTCGCGGCGGCGTTTAACATGGAGCACGCTGACTTTATGGGTCGCGTTATCTATGTAGACGATTTCGGTATTAATGGTGTTTATGCGCTTATGTGCGACCGCCGTTTCTTCCAGATTTATGATTCTCTCCGCGAGACGGGTTCGTTCTACAATCCAGCGCGTATGGAGTGGAGATATTTTTGGAATGTATGGCAGACCTATAGCGTATCACCGCTTGCTAATGCTGTAATATTTACGTCGATTGCAGACGGTAAAGTAGACGGCTCACAGCTTTCAGCCGGACAGGACACTGTAACCCTCAGCGACACAGCGACCGATGTTGTTATAGACGCATCTGACTTTAACAATACTGTTTCTCTGTTCCTTATGGGTAATAACATTCCCGACAATCAGACCGTTACCGCGACAGCTACTAAGGACGGCTCGGTAGCATCCGCGTCTGTTGTAACTGTAACATATAAGTCAGGAAATCAGTACACGGTTGCTTATGATAAGAAGGCAACCCCCGCGTCAGAGAAAACACAGGTTGTTCTTAAAATCGGTGATGATATA